AAACACCTATGGCTCAAGTAACGCCTCTGGCGGCACATACATCTTCATGGCCTTCGCAGAGCATCCATTCAAAAACTCCCTCGCACGTTAAGGAGCAACATTCATGTTTTTACTGAACAACAAACCTTTGGGCATTGACACTGCCTTCACGCATGAGGGTATTCAATATCCCAACAACTGGCTTCGCTTGGCCTCACCCGATGAGCGTGCAGCCATTGGCATCACAGAGGTTCCTGATGAGGACACATCCTTTGACCCTCGCTTCTACTGGAGCAAGGACAATCCAAAGGCTCTGGAAGACCGTGAGGAATCCGACCAAGATGGCAACCCATTGTTCGTCAAGGTCTTGGGCGAAATCAACGGTGAGCCAGCAATGGTGGACACCACTGAGCGTCTGGTCACCAAGGGCTTGAAGTCCACCATGATTGCCCAAGTCAAGCACACCGCTGGCTCCATGCTGGCGCAGTCCGACTGGTACGTCATTCGCAAAGCTGAACGTGATGTTGCCATTCCTGCTGACGTGGTTGCCAAGCGTGCAGCCATCGTTGCTGAATCTGAGCGACTGGAAGCTGCCATCACTGCTGTCACTTCTGTGGAGGCTTTGGTTGGTGTGATGAATGGTCAACAGTGGGGTGAGTGATGGAGGATGTCACTCACAAGGAAATCTATGTAAGGCTTTGTGAGGTTGAAGCCAAGGTGGATAAGCTACAAGCTGATACAGCTAGTGTGGTATCTGCCTTTAATGCTGCTCAAGGGGCTTTTACAGTCCTTGAGTGGCTGGCTAAGGCTGCTAAGCCTCTCTTATGGATTACAGGCACTATAGCAGCTTTCATGGCCTTGTGGAGCAGCTCACATAAAGGATAAACATAATGCTTGCTGAACTTGCTGTAGCTAATGCAGCTTTTGCTGTGATTAAAGAAGCAGTCCAGAACTCCGGCGATATTATGAACGCTGGGCAAGCTCTGTTCCAATATTTTGATACTAAGTCAGTTATCCAGAAGAAAGCCAATGAGAAAGGTGGGACAAACAAGTCTGACCTTGAAGAGTTTATGGCTCTGGAGCAACTGAAGAAACAAGAAGAACAGCTCAAAGAGATGATGATCTATCAGGGCAGGGGAGGAATGTGGGATGACTGGCTTTCCTTCCAAGCCCAAGCTAAGAAGAAGAGAGATGAAGCTGAGAAGGAACGAGTTAGGGCTGAGATAGCTAAGCGAGAGAAGCGTATGGCATATCTTATGAATACCTTTTGGACTCTGTGCCTATTCGGTCTGCTATATGCAGCTTACTGGCTAGGTGAACTGGTCTGGATGTTAACCAAGGGGAGACAATGATTAAAATCAAATATATTCTAATAGCTATGCTCTTGGTTGGCTGCTCTGATGCTTACAGGTATCCTTGTCAAGACCCTGCTAACCATAACAAGACTGAGTGCAATCCTCCAGTGTGTGAGTCAAGTGGAACCTGTACCAAGTATTTAATAGGAAGTGAGAAACAACACCATGAAGAATGATTTGGATGCAACCTTACGATTTGTTATAGGATGTACATTGGCTATTACCTTGATGGGTATTGTCAGCGTTGTCTTGTATAGCTTGGTGTTTGTCACTCAGCCTATGAACGCTATGGCTCCTATTGATGCTAAGTTCTTTGAACTGATTACACCTATTGCTACTTTCATTGTTGGTAGCTTGGGTACTCTGTTGGCTATGAATAAGAAGCCTCCTTCTGCTGATGAACCCCCAAGTGATGCCCCTAAGGAGTAATAGATATTATGGCACTACCTACCTATCTTTCCCTTGTCAATGATGTTCTTGTAAGGCTCCGTGAGCCTGAAGTTACCACTGTCAATGAGAATAACCTTTCTAAGCTCATTGGTAAGTTCATCAATGATTCTAAGCGTCAGGTTGAGGATTCCTATCGTTGGAACGCTCTTACCAATACCCTGACAGCTACTACCACAGCTGGTATCTTTAACTATGCCTTGGTAGGTACTAACCATCGATTCCGGGTCATTGAGGTTTACGACAATACCTCTAAGAACCACTTGAGTAACATCAATACGTTCTCTATGACCCAAAAGTTCTTGGGTGGTGGTGCTACCCCTCAGACTGGTGCTCCAGCCTTCTATAACTTCAACGGTATTGATTCTAACGGGGATACTCAGGTTGACCTGTTCCCTGTCCCTGACAAAGAGTATCAGATTTTCTTCAACATCTATGACCCACAGCCTGACCTAGCACTGGATTCTAATACTATGAAGGTTCCAGCTGAGCCTGTCATTCAGTTGGCTTATGCTAGAGCATTGGTTGAGCGTGGTGAGGATGGTGGTCTTCAGAGTAGCGAAGCCTATGCCTTGTTCAAGCAGGTGTTGGCTGATTACATTGCCATTGAGAGCAGTCGCTATGTTGAAGAGGAAGCTTGGGTGGTTGTCTAATGGCCCAGCAAATCCAGACATTCTCTATCACAGCACCGGGCTTCTTTGGTCTTAACACTCAGGACAGTTCCCTTGATCTAGCCTCTGGCTTTGCTCTTGTGGCTAAGAACTGTGTTATTGACCAGTATGGACGTATTGGTGCTCGTAAGGGGTGGGCTCCTCAGAACTCTACCTCTTCTGCCCTAGGCTCTAATCCTATCACAGCTATCTGTGAATTGGTTACTGACTCAGGTGTTAAATACATCATTGCTACAGGTAATGGTAAAATCTTTAAGTTGCTCGATGGTGCTCTGGTTGAATTGACTTATGGTGGTGGTGGCTCAGCTCCTTCCATTACAGACAACAACTGGCAGATTGTAGCTCTTAACGAATGTGTCTATCTTTTCCAATCTGGGCATGATCCTCTTATCTTTGACCCCGCTATTAGTACAACGACATATCGAAGAATCTCTGAGAAGTCAGGATATGTTGGAACTGTCAATGCTGGCAACACAGTCTTGGCTGCTTATGGTCGGTTGTGGGTGGCTGATTCCACTGGCAACAAGGTCACAGTCTGGTTCTCAGACATCCTAGCTGGTCATGTATGGGATACAGGTACAGCTGGTTTCCTGACCATTGACCAAGTGTGGCAGAATGGTGCTGATAACATCACTGGCCTAGCAGCCCATAACGGATTCTTGTTTATCTTTGGTAAGAACAACATCCTTGTGTATGCTAATGCTACAAGTCCTGCTGACATGACTCTTAGCGACAGTATCACAGGTATTGGCTGTATCGCTAGGGATTCCATTCAGAATACAGGTGAGGATGTCATCTTCCTTAGCAGCACAGGTGTTAGGTCTGTCTTACGTACCATTCAAGAGAAGTCAGCTCCCTTTAGAGACCTGTCCAAGAATGTCCGTAATGACCTTATGGCAGCTGTTACAAGTGAGATTGACTCAGGTATCAAGAGTGTCTATAGCCCATTTGATAGCTTCTATCTGTTGTCTTTGTCTACCAACAAGTCTGTCTATTGCTTCGACATGAAGGCTTCTCTGCCTGACGGCGCTTCAAGGGTGACTACATGGGATAGTATTGAGCCTAAGAGCTTCTGCTATACTTCTGATAGGAATCTGCTCACAGGCCATGTTGGTTACATTGGTAAGTACACTGGGTATGAAGACAATGGTACTAGCTACCGTATGCAATACTTCACTAACCATACTGACCTTGGTGCTCCTTCTGTAACCTCTGTGCTTAAAAAGTTATCAGTTGTTGTGGTTGGTGGTTCTAACCAGTCAATCATTATGAAGTGGGGTTATGACTTCTTCTCCAACTACCTTGCACAATCAGCTAAGATTCCAGCTCAAGGCGTAGACTACTACGGTATAGCTGAGTATGGAGAGGCTGAGTATGCTAACGGTGTGTTGCAGACTACCTTGGTTGCTTATCCTACAGGTTCAGGCAAGGTTGTACAAACAGGTTATGAGGCTGACATTGATGGAAGCCCTCTTAGTATCCAGAAAATCGAGCTTCAGGCGAAGCAAGGAAAGGTTGTCTAAACATGGCAAATTATGTAAAATCCACTAACTTTGCAGGGAAGGACAGCCTTCCTACTGGTGACCCTCTAAAGGTTGTTAAGGGCACTGAGATTGATGTTGAGTTCAATGCTATTGCTACAGCTGTGGCATCTAAGGCTGACCTTGCAAGTCCTACCTTCACTGGTACGCCTTATGCCCCTACAGCCTCTCCGGGCACTTCTACTACCCAGATTGCTACCACAGCTTTCGTAGGGGCTGCTGTGACAGCTGCTACAGGTGCTTTGGGAACAATGTCCACTCAGAACAGTAATAACGTCACTATTACAGGCGGGACTGTAGCTGCAACACTAACAGGTAATCTGACAGGTAACGTAACTGGTAACGTAACTGGTAACTTGACAGGTAACGTAACTGGCAACGTGACTGGCAGTGCAGGTACAGCAGGTAATGCTCTAGGCGTTGGTCAAACTATCCAGAACGTTACCTCTAGTCGCTCTTTAGGAACTACTTATACTAACTCTACAGGTCGTACAATCTTTGTCATGGCTGAGGTTTACTATGAGTATGACCAAACAGAGGTGGGCTACATCATTGATGGTGTCACAATTTATAGTGGCCGTATCTACTCAGGCGGTGGTGTTTTTGTTCGCATGGACGTGCCTCTGAGCTTTCCTGTACCTGCTGGTTCTACCTACAGAATTACAGGAAACACACTGCGTACTTGGTTTGAGCTTCGATAATATAAATATGACACAGACAATCAAACAAGCAGCTCAAGAATTAGCAGGTACATTTGAGGTTGACCTAGGTATTATCCATCACTTCTCTAGCGGTGTCTATGCTAAGCAAATGACTCTCCCTGCTGGCTCCACTGCCTTAAGCCACTCACATGAGTTTGACCATATGAGTATCCTTGCCTCTGGTAAGGTCTTGGTTAAGACTGATGATTCAGAGGCAGTAGAATACACAGCCCCGACTGTAGTGACTATTAAAGCTGGTGTAAACCATGCTATTTATGCTATATCTGATGCATCTTGGTTCTGCGTCCATGCTACGGATGAGACTGATGCTGAGCACATTGATGAAGTTTTAATTAAGAAAGCAGAGGTTTAATATGCCGTTAACCGCAGCATTAATCATGGGTGGGTCGAGTCTTCTTGGGGGTGCTCTGCAAGGACGCTCCGCTGAGAAGGCAGCTCGTGCCTCAGCTGATGCCCAGATTCAAGCAGCTCAGATTGCAGCTGATGAAGCTAGGTTCCGTCCTATCGGGGTTACCACTGGTTTTGGTAGCTCTCGCTTTACAATGGGTGATGATGGTCGTCTGACTGAGGCCAGTTATCAACTCACCCCTGAGATGCAAGCTCTGCGTGATCGTTTGATTGCTCAGGCTACAGGTCAGGGTGCTGGTATGACAGAGCAGGGCTTAGGTGCTGCTCAAGGCTTGTTTGGTCTAGGTCAGCAATACTTGGCTCAGACACCTGAATCTGCTGCTCAGCAGTGGATGCAATCTCAACAGGCAGCTTTGGCTCCTAGTCGTCAACAAGCTATGTCAGGTTTGATGAACCGACTGGCTCAGACAGGTACTCAAGGCTTGGGTGTTGCTCAAGCTGGTGGCGGTATGGCTAACCCTCTTGCACAAGCATTTGCTAATGCTCAGGCTCAGCAAGACCTCCAGTTGGCGGCTCAGGCTCAGGAACAAGGACGTGCCCAGACTCAGTTTGGTCAAGGTCTGTTGACTGGTGGTCTACAACTTGCAACTGGTGCTTATAGCCCACTTAATGCTGCTCTGCAACAAGCTCAGGGTATTGAGGCATTGGGTCAAGGTGCTTTGGACATTGGTGCTCAGTTGGGAGGTCGTCAGGCTAACCCAACAGGTGCTCAAGCTCTGTTTCAAGGCGGTAGCAATGCAGCACAGGCTCTCCAAGCAGCCAATGCTTACAATCCTATGGCTACAGCCTTGCAGGGTTTAGGACAGAATAAACAGTTTACCAATGCCTTGGCAGGGATGTTTAATAATCAAAGCACTGCCAACACATATGGAACTACTCCCGGTTCTCAGCAGACATCTATGCTGGCTGCTCAAGATGCTTGGTTCCAATAAGGAGAGACAGATATATGGCTACTAGTGTAACACAATCTTTATTTGGTATCACTCCTCAGTCTATCCAAGATGAACGTGATGCTGCTCTCCGACAACAAGCATTAGAGTTTGCTAAGCTTGATCCTTTCCAAGCTGCCCGTATGGGCCTCTTCCAAGGGGCTTCTCAGCTGGGTACTGGTATTGCTGGTGCTATGGGCTATGAAGACCCTGAGATTGTCCGTGCTCGTCAGCGTCAGGGTATGCTTGGTGGTCTTGATATTTCTGACCCTGCTGCTCTTCGTCAAGCTGCTCGTAATGCTGACCCTGAGACTGCTTCTCTGCTTGTCACTCGTGCTATGGAGCTTGAGAAAGGCACTGCTGAAATTGAGGCTGCTCAGGCTTTGACTGCCCAACGTAACCGAGAAGTAGCAGCTAAAACTTCTGCATTTGGTCAACAACTTGTGGATGCTGGTTTTACTCCCGGTACTCCTGAATATGTTGCACAAATGCGACGATATGTGGAGAAAGAGCTTACTCCCTCTAAGAGCATTGGTGACCAGATTGCTGCAGGGTTGAGTCCACTGGTGTCAGCTATGGCTAAAGGTCAGGCGACTAAAGCAGCTGAAGCTGGTGGAACTGCTGTTGGTAAAGATGTTGCAGCTATCCAAGGTAAGGAAGATGCCCTTACTTCGCTTAAGCAGGCTACTAAGCTTCTTAAGGT